TATCTATTAATGTTGTATTTAAAGTACTATATTCATTAAATAATTCAACATAATTATTATTAATAGTAACATTAATATAGCTTTTTGATAAAAAATCACCAGATTTTGGTACTACAAAATTAACTGAATTATTATTTTGTAGATTATTTCCAGGTACCTCATAATTATTAATAAAGAAATTACTATAACGTCTATAATAAATTTTAAAATATGTTATCTGGGGTTTATTTGTGAAAATATTATCTTCTCCGTTTGTTATAAGTTGTATAAATCCAACACCCATTATTAATATTATAATAGAATAATATTAATAATTAATTTAATTTTAAACAAAAAACATTAGTAAGTATAAGCTGTAGCAGCGATTCCTCCACAAAATCGTAATATATTAAAATTAGTAACTTGTACAATTAATTTATAGTCATTTATATTATTTGTATTATTATCTATTTTATTATTAATTTGTAATTTTATTGAAAAGTTTGGTATTCTACTTAGATTACAAGAACCAGAAGGTTGTGTTTCGACTGGATTTAAACAAAATGAGTATGTATTTAACCCTCTTTGTGGAGTAGAATTATAATAATTAAAAGGCTGTAAGTAATTATAATAATTTAATTCTTCACCTATTAAAACGGTACTATTCATATATACATATGATTGTTGAATAATATCATAAGCATTAATTTTAATTAATGAATTATTAGATTTAATATAATTACTATAAACAATGGTATCATTTACATAATATAATCCTTTTAAAAAATCTACTGGAATAAATAATTCAAAATTATTATTAATAATATTATAATATTTAGTTATTGAATTATTAATACTTCCAATAGTATTAATATTATTAACATTATTAATTTGATATGACAATATATCAATATTATTATTAAATATATCATTAATATTAAATTTTTTAGCAGCAAACCAATACATATCTTTACAACAATGAAAAAAATCTAATACAAAAGAATTATTATTAATAGATATATTATTAAATTGTATTTCTTGAATTTGAGTAATTAAATATTCATGAGCAGATTGAGCAAATTTTTTTCTTTCAATATTATCTAAATAAATATATTCTCCAATAGCAGTAATTTCTAATGGTGATAATAAAACATCATTTATATTATTTACAAGTGAATTAAGAATTTTACTTCGTAATTCTACACTATCAATTGTACTATCTATACTTATTTTAATACATTCATTTAAACTTTTTAAGTTAACTTTTAATTGTATTGAATTATATTGTAACGATATTAATGGAAATGATAAACCATAATTACCATTGAACCAAAATGGTAATCCTAAATATAAATAAGTTTCATCATGTTTTGTATCAAAAATATTAATTTCTTGATTAGCTCCAATTAATATATTATAAATATCCTGATTCTTATAAAATAAATTACCATAATTATTAATATAGTAATCACTCAAAGAACTAATTTTATTACTACCTATATATAAATCAATTGAATTAAATAATTGAATTGCAATTTTATTAACCCAACAAATATTAATATTATTTTTTTTTATAAATAAATTTTTTACTTGAGCATAAACATATGTATTTAAATTATATATTATATCTAAATTTTTATAAATAGTAAATCTAAAAAGGTCATAAGACATGTCATCTTCAGACCAATTATTATATATATATATAAGTTCAGTATTTATAATTTTAAATAATGAAGCATTTTTAAATAAATCTAAATTATTTGAAACATTACTTGTAGTAAATCCATCATTAAAAAAGAAATCAATAGAATTATAGAATTGTTGAAATTCATCATTATTTATATATTGTAATATAAATGTTTGTAAATCATTTATATATGTGTTAGTTACAGTATTATCATATTTTGAAAAAAATATATTAATAATATTTAATTCTTTATTATAAAATTCTAAAAAAAATTGATAATATAGTAAATAATCTTGATAAATTGTAGTTGTTGTTGTATTTATAATATTTAAAATATTTGTATCAGATATTATATTAGAAATATCTATTTTTGGTAATTTAATTCTTAATGTTAATCTAGAAAGCAAATCACCACTATTTTTAGGTATTGTTAATATAGATGTAGAACCAAAATCTATATTATTATCAAATGAAAGTAATGTTATTTTTTTACCAAAATTTGTATATCTTCTATATATTATATTAAAAAAAGTAATCTGTGGATTCCCAGTCAATGTAATATCTTGGGTTCCAGATGATATAATTTGTACCAATCCACCAGGCATTTATAATATATATATCTCAATATTTTAAAACCTATTAAATATTATAATTTATATTATTTAATAATAATGAATTCTGAAAATCCGGAAATTATAGATAATTTATGTTTAGGCATAGATTTTGGAACAACAAATTCATGTTTAAGTGTATGGTATAACAACAAACCGATTATTATACCAGATTACGATGGTAGTGAAACTATTCCAACTATTATTGAAATAGATATAGATAAAAAGATTATTGGTAAAGAAGCATATTTAAGAAAAAATGTTTTTGATAAGACAAATAATATGAGTGATAAAAAAAAGAATATATTTTTAGTATATGAAATTAAAAAATTATTAGGAAAAAAATATTCTGAATTAAATGAAATTTCTGGATTAAATATGATTGCATATGATATAGTAAAAAATCCAAATAATTCAGATTCTGATATATCAAATGATGATATAGTTATTTATGATCCGAATGTAGACAAATATTATTATCCAGCAGAAATTGCTACACATATTTTTATGAGTTTTAAAGTAAGAGCCGAAAAATATTTATCTGATAAAATAAATAAAAAGGTAATAATAAATAATGTTGTATTATCTGTTCCAGCTTATTTTAATAAAAATCAAAGAGAAATTATTAAAAATTCTGCAACTTATGCTGGTTTAAATGTTATAAGATTAATAAATGAACCAACTGCTGCAGCAATATGTTATGGTATAGGTAAAAATTCAAATAATAATATTGATAATATTATAGTATTTGATTTTGGAGGAGGCACATTAGATGTTAGTTTATTAAATATTAGCAATAATGTATACGAAGTATTAGGATCTTGTGGAAATAATAATTTAGGTGGTTCGGATTTTGATAATAAAATTATGGAATATTGTATTATGGAATTTATAAAACAAAACAAAATTATTAATAAATTAGAAAATAATAATGAAATAAATGAACTAAATGAACTAAATGAACTAAATGAATTAAATGAATTAAATAATTTAAATGAAAATATTAATAAGTTTATTGAAGAACTAGATGAAGATAATTTACAAAAATTAAAATATTTATCAGAACAAGCAAAAATTTCACTAAGTACAAATTTACATACAAAAATTAAAATAAATAATTTTTATAAAAATTTAAATTTAAATGTTGATTTTAATAGAGAAAATTTTAATATAATTTGTCAAGACCTAATTAGAATTATTATTAAACCTATTAATGACGTGTTGGAAAATTGTAACATAGAAAAATCAGATATTAATGAAATTATAATGGTAGGAGGTATGACTAAAATACCAATTATTAGATATAATATAGAAAGATTTTTTAATAAGGATGTTAATTGTTCAATAGATCCAGATAATGTAGTTTCAATTGGTTGTGCAATTCATGGTTACATGATTATTAACAAGTCTTCAATTGAAGATAAATTATTACTTATAGATAGAACATCTTTATCTATTGGATTAGAAACTTCAGGTGGTATAATGGATGTTATTATTCCTAGACAAACTATAATACCAGTTAAAAAAATAAAAAAATATACAACCGATACTGATTATATAGAAAGTATTGCAATAAAAATATACGAAGGAGAAAGAAAATTTACAAAAGATAATATTTTAATAGGTAATTTTATATTATCTGGTATAGAAAAACAAAAACGCGGTATACCAGAAATTCAAATAACATTTGAAATAGATTCAGATGGAATAATTAAAATAAAAGCAGAAGATTTAGATAATCCATTAAATAAAAAAATTATACAAGTATCTGGGAATAAACAAAATTTAAATGAAAAACAAATAGAAGAAATAATAGAAAATGCAAAAAAAATGGATAATATTGATAGAATTGATAAATTTAAAAAAGAATCTTATATATCATTAATAGATAGTTCTAATAAGATAATTGAAAATTTAAGTTCAGAAGATATAAAAATAGATAGTATTTTGAAAGATAGTATAAAAGAGAATGTAATAGAAATATTAAGTTGGTTAAAAGAGAATACTTATGATAATATTGAAACAGATAAATATAAAGAATTATTACATGATTACAAAATGAATTATAGTATATATATTATACAAAGTAATAACAGTAATTTAATTAACTTGGAATCTGCAGAAGATGAAAAAAATAAAACTACTTTTATTGAAATTTATGATACTGAAGATAATAATAAAAATTATATTAAACAAATTAAATATTTTAGAAATATTATTGATGAATATAATGATATTTATAAAGAAATTAAAATTATTCAACATATTACTAAAGATTCTAATAATAATGATAATAATGATAAAATTAATAATATTTTATTATTATATCATAAAGTAAATTCATATGCAAATGACATATTAATAAAATTTTTTATAGATAATACATTAAATGATGATATAGTAACAGAATATTGTACTAATTTAAATAATTATGATATTGAGTTTAAGGAAGAATTTAATATTTTAAGTGATGAATATAATATTATAATCAAATTTATGAATAAACTTAAGAGTAAGGAAGAAGAATATTTAGATTTATTAGAAAAAATAAATTTAGATTTAGATAATAATAATGAAAATGAAAATCATAATAATTTAGAAAAAATAGAAAAAATAAATAAAATTAATGCTAAATTGGATTTAATAATAGAATTTGATAGTATTATGTACAAAATAAATTCTGGTTATACTACTATTGAAAATACTCAACTCTTAGATATGATCAATAAATTCAATATTCACTTTCAATAAAAACTTTTCAAGTTTTTATTTCACTTCGTTTAGCAAGTTAACTTGCAATTAATATATTATACCGGAGTGGTTGTGAAGGGCTCTATTTAGAGCCGATCAACTTCATAATGCGTCCTCTAAGAGGACGCATTATGAAACTTTAAAATTACAAAGTAATTTTAAAGTGAAGGTGAATTATAAAATGCGAATAGTGTATCTATATAATGGTCTGGAATAAAATTTACATCAATATTTATAAACTTATAAACATAATAAATTGCATCAAATATAGTAATATTTAATTTTTTAACAATAAAAGCAACAGAAAAAAGAGCAGACAAGATAATATCGTTACTATTAATCAATATATCTTCTTTATTATTATATGATTGTTCAATAAAATTATTAGCTGAATTAAAATCAATATTCATTAAATTATTTGATTTAATTAATAATTGATTATCATTTATTAATAAATTCATTATATTATAATTATTATTATTATT